ACCGCCGCTTCATCCATGTGGCGCTGAATAATTGCGCGAAACTTGTTGATCAACTGCTCTTCGGATTGGAGAACAACAATAATGGTTTCGCTGAAATATTCTTCAGGCCACACATCCCCAGGCCCATCTACAGCCCGGGCGCCCTGATTGTCTTTTCGAACCGCGTATCCACTCATAAGTTGAGCTCCCAGCCGAGGCAGCGGATTTCGCATCCGGCCGCACTCCCGGCGTAATAGATAAATGCACTTTCTAGCAGGAAGTCGAATCCAACAGAAAAGCTCGCCCCGCCATTAGAACCTACGGAAGCATTGATAGCGGTGCTGCCCGGGATGGTCGCAATGCTGTTTGGTGCAACTTGCGTAGACGTAATACCGCCGCCGTTAAAAACAATCCCTCGAATGCGGGTTGCCGTCGGCGGAACAAACGCAGCGACTGCCACTGGCACCAGCGTGGTTCCGATCGTGCCTTGGGCTCCAACGGCCATTTGAGGTAGCAACGTGAGGTTCTTTCCAGCCCCAATCAAGAGTTGGGCATTTCGTCCGGTTTGATTGAACCCCCATGGAAATTTGTTCGCTGTTCCGTCCGTTGGGATGGCGCTTGCCATCGCCTTGAAGGTGTAACCGGCGGGCATTACTGGGTCATAAACAAACCGTAGCGAAGCCCCAGTGGCAGTAGCGCCAGCGGGAAGCGAAGCTGTGATCTGTGTCGGCGAGTCGACACTTAAAACTACTGCTCCCGGGGGGAGGCTGCCGCCGGAAAATGGCATGCCAGTACGCATTGATGCTGTCGTCGACAGCGCTGTAACCACGCCAGAACCAGCTGTAGTGTTCCCTGTCAGCACAGGGCAAAGAGCGGCGATAGCGCCCTTCGTCGTGCCGTTGGAGATTGCCCAAATCGAATAACAACTCGATGCGGCAACAGTGCCTGTATCCAGTCCGTTGAGTCCGCTGGCGGCCAGGTTGACTGATAGGAACAAATTGCTCAGCAGCAAAGCTTGGCCAGCGGCATTCTTCACAATTGCTTCTTCAGCACTGATCGTTACAACCGAGCTCGCTCCGGAGGCGGATGCTTCAAGATTTTTGAATGAACCCTGAGTACCGATTTGCTGAACTGCCAACGGATTAAGCACCACCCAGTCCGTGCCGTCGTATTCAACATCGGCCAACTGGTTTGCAGCGATAGGCGCTACTACCTTGATGCCGGCCGAATCGTATTGTTTGAGGTTCTTCGGGCCCTGACTGGAGACGTTAAGAGTTCCATTTGTCGGAGCCGCCGCGCTGAACTTCACTCGGAAGCGCTGATTCGCGGCGTAAGCGGTGATAGCGGGCGATGGTGTGAGCGTGAACGCCGGCGCAGTACCAGATGCTGTGACTGCAGTGAGGCTCTGCGCCCGGACCAAACCTGTGAGTGCTTTCAGTACCTGATCCTGAGTGCCTTTAACTGGCGCAACGCCACCGGCCGTCAAAATGCTCATCAGTTCTTCTTGAACATCATTTGCCCAGTCGTCGGTGACCATCGTGGCTTGTAAACCACCAACCGGATCGCCATCGGTGAACCTGTTGTCCACAGTGGCTCCAGGCCCGTCAATTCTGTGCATGCGTCAATCTCCGTAGGCGAAGAGCGCTATCGTGTGCGCTGGCTTCAATTGATTTATTTTGCATTCGAGGGTGTCGTTGCCCCAGGTGCGCAACCTTTCCCCTACGGCCGACCGGCCTACTCGGAAGCTAGTTACTGTTACTTCGGGCGCACGTATGAGCCAGGTGAAAACCCAGGCACCATTTGTAAGAGAGTCACCTGCGCGCGACATACCCACCCTGAACGGTCTGAACTGCTCGATCGTCACCGTGTATCCGAGCGAAGCGGCCAACTCAATGAAGTACGCAGCGGATTGACCGCCGGTGCTGGATAGCTTTGTCAGCAGCGCGTTGCGGCGCCCCTGCAGTGTTTCTTCGAGGACGCCGGCGCACTTATCAGGCAGACCTGCCACTCGCTCCCAGTCGACAAGAAGTTCGTTCGTGTCGGCTGGGTTGGCCTCACCGGGCAGAGCTTCACCACGCCCGTCTACCCGGGCCAGTTCAATAGACATTCCATCGAGCAGGTCATGCAGAGTGGTCCCAGCTTCTCGCGGGAACGCTTGGCCAGGCGGCAGCAGCGTTTTCAGCTGCTCCAAGTAGTCGGCAGCTGTCGGCATTACGCCTCCTTAAAAGCTGGAGAAAGTTATGGTGCCGGGCACCGCCATGTGCCCGGCTGCGTGCGGTATGTCCGCTGCTGGTGACGTGATCTCGTTATTCGACTCACCTGCAGCAATGGAAACGGCCTCGCGCAGCCGGCTAATTAGGATCGGGCTGCCCGGTTTGGAGTCGCGAACAATCAGATCGGCAACCTCAGCCCGGACAGCAGCCTGTACAGCAGCTGTGTTCGGCGACAGCCTCACGGCCAAATTAAGCGGGTCAGCCACAGGGGCCGCCACGAACACCTCGGCGGTGACCGGGCAGCGCTCGTTGATGTAGTCCTGAACCTCGGCGACCTTGGCAGCGTCCGGAACAATGTCGGACTCACCATCACAAACAAATAGGATCGTCACCGTTCCAAGCCCCATCTGTAGCGGATACACCCATACCCTAGTGACACCGGCAACTTCTAACGCCCAGAGCTCGTAGTCGGATGCGGCGCCACCGTGAGGCGGTTGGCGGATCCGCTTCAACAACCTGTTGAGCAGCTGAGGATCCGTTTCAACATCAAGCCCGCCGTCGATATCCGTAGCCGCCGAGCCGGTTGACTGAACGCCGGGCACTGGGGAAAACAGAAATAGTGGCGTACCCGCCGGGCAGTCACCATCGGCGCCAGCCTCCAGAGCCACCACCGTGACCTGTAGCGTGGTGCTGGCAAATTCCCCATCAGCCATGACGCGGTATTGCACGCCATCCTGTCGCTGAACAATCGTTCCTGCAGGAACAGGCGAGCCAACAGCGCCCACGAGCAGCGCGTCTCCGGTGGAAAAGTCGGCGGCCTTACGGAACACTTTCCAGATCGCGGCCCATCGCTCGAGGTATTCCTTCTCCGCGGTATCGATGATTGCCTGCTTGGCTGCCCATTCGAGGAAGCCGTACAGCATGTGCACCGCACCGGCCTCGGAACGGGCGAGGATCCCGAGTAGAGATCGGCGAAGCACCGCACTTTGAACGCCAGTCACGCGCCCGCTGATGTCGGTGGTAACCCGGTCGATGAGTTCCGGTAACGTGGGTCGAGCAAATGGCATCAGGCAGCCCTCTTGCCGGCCTGAGCCGACCATTCGTAGTTGTATCGATAACGGACAGTTGGGCCGGTAGGCCGGTAGATGTCGATTTCCAGCAACATCACGCCCTGGGAGTAATACGACGCGGAGACCGCGATCTTCGTGGCCACCAAGTCTTCGATCATCCAGGCCAGCGCCTCGCGGCAGTACTGTTCGGCGCGACTCAGGGTCTGAGGCAGTTGCTTCTCTCGGGCCAGCAGCCACAGCAGAGAACCTGTCTGGTCTGTCGCCGATGCATTGGTGATATCGCCCCAGTACCCGCGCAGGTCGTCCTGCGCATACTCAGGTGGAATCTGCTCGGCGCTGGCGCGACGGTCGGTGAACAGGCTGATGATCACCGCCGTCTCCAGCCCGTCATCACGCTCCAAGTCGAATCCGAACAGCACCAGGTCGCCGCCGATCTCGGTCATTACCATTGCGGCATCGGCCATCAGTTCGGTACTCCTGCGCCGCTGTTGCTATGGGTATGTGTGCTGTCGACGAACTTGCCGTTGTTCTTGATCGTTCCCGTGGAATCGATATTCCCCAGGATTTTCATGTTGCCGACCAGTTCAAGATCGCCAATCAGCTTTATCGTTGGCGCCAGCACCTCGACATGCTGGACAGCCGTGACCTTCACCATGTCGCGCAGCAATTCGATTTTGTTGCCCTGGTCGTCATAAATGGCAACTTCTCCAGCTTGCAACGGGATCCGGTAGCGGCGGTCGTCGACCACCAGCACAATGCCCTGCTCCCGGTTTCCACCAATGAAGGCCACCGCAACGTCACCGCCTTGGGGATGACTAGTGAAGCCGTAGTTCTGCATGTGTTCGACGCTGTCTCGCAGCTCGCCCTTCAGCAGCTCGACCTGCAACTGCTGACGGCCATTTGAGTCGTTGACGCCACGAAGGACTCCGCGGCCGAACATCATCATCACGCGGTTGCCGAGATCGCGAACTGGGTTACCCATCCTTTTTGTCCTCTTCCCCGATGGCTTCCGACCAAATGTTTCGCCCACCCTTCTTGCCCTTCTTCCCTTTCTTTGAGTCCGGTGGTTCGGGCGAAAAGGCTTGCGGGCTTACGATGTCGAGTTTCGTGGTGGTGCCACCGTCGCCGCGCTCATAGGTGGCCTGCCGGATGATCATTTGCCCATCCATGCGAAGCCACGGCGCCTTGACCTGCACCAGCATCCCTGGCTCCCACAACGGGCCGCCCGGACTTTGGCGCCAGCCTTGGACTGTGATAGATGCGCTGGCCGATTTACCCAGCCGGCTGTTGGCCTCCCAGGTTGCACGCTCTTGGGCGCTGCTGTTTGAACTGCCTGATTCGGCAACGACCAACAAGGGCCGGTATCGCCTGATGCCGCTGTCACTGGCACCGCCCTCGATATGCGCCTCCGTCTCGCCTTCGCTGTACGGGTTGTATGCGGCCTGGCCTTTTACCAAGTAATTACTGAATCGCTGGCTATGGTCGATGCTGCCCGACGCACTCAGGATGTTTTCGCCCTGGACCAGGCCAACCGATGCGCGCTTATTGCCAGCCCGCGTGATCAACAGGCCGCCGGCACCGTCCGGCATCAGCAACAGCCGTCTCTGCCGCGCGTAACGCTCAATCGCTTCGAAAGCCGTTTCACCCTGCTGCAGCTTGCATACCGAGAAGGCCTCGCCCACCGGCGCTTCAGCAGAAACCCCAACCCCGAACGGTTTTGCCAGAATCTGGGCGAAGCGCAGAAGGTCGATGTTCTTCCATTCATCAGGGCTATGAACCGCGCTGCAATCGATCAAATCGGCCGTTCGATCGCGCCCTTGGATGTTGATGGTGTGGTCGGTCGCGCTGAACGAGGGTTTGAAGATGTCGACGTAGCCGATCACCATCGGAATTCCGCCAAGCCGCACT